CATACAGTCGGCTTTCACATAAGGGCGGGGCGGTTCAGAACACGCTCGGTTCACAGTTATTGGTAGGCGGTACTACTATTTCTTTGTCGTCCACCCCGTCTGGGTGGCCTGCTGCTGGCGCGCCGTTTTTTGTCGTTATCGACCCTGGCACAGCGAAGGAAGAAAAACTATCCGTTGTGTATGTTTCTGGTACGACGCTGAATGTGGTAGATGAAACAGACTACACAGATCCTTGGGCTACATCGGTGAATGGTCGCGGTGTCGATGACACTACTGCCTATCAGCATGAGGCTGGCGCGGTTATCTATCCTGTGTTTACTGCTCGTGAAGCGAACCAGGCTAATGAGTTGGTGTCCTCGTACACAGCGAACGGTGATCTTGTTGTTCATGGTTCTACTTCGTTTAAGAAGATTGCTGTGGGTACGAACGCTCATGTGTTGCAGGCTGACTCGACGGTTTCTGATGGTGGTGTGAAGTGGGGTCAGGTCGCTACTGGCGGTATCACCGATGGTGCGGTGACTGAGGCGAAGTTGGCTACTGATTCTGTGACTGCTACGAAGATTGCGGCTGGTGCGGTGGGTGCTTCCGAGTTGGCTTCTAACGCTGTAGAGACAGCCAAGATCGCTGATGATGCTGTGACGCAGGCAAAGATTGGTGCTGGCGCGGTTGGTACTACAGAGTTGGCTGATGATGCTGTGACCGCAGCAAAGATTGGTGTGCTAACTAATACGACAGCCAAGACAGATAGTTTTACTTTGGCGTTAGGTGATGAGAACACAACTATTCTGTGCAACAAATCTACTGGTATGACTGTAACTATTCCGTTGAATAGTTCTGTTGCGTTTGCGGTTGGTACACAGATTTCTTTTGTGCAGTTAGGTGCTGGTCAGGTGACGTTCGCTGGTGCTGGCGGAGTCACGTTAAATAGTGATACAAGCAAGACAAAGATTCTTGTTCAGTACGGTGTGGCTTCTTGTATTAAGACAGCAACAGATACTTGGGTGCTGTTTGGACAGTTGACTGCCTGATGTTTGCTGCGGGTGTTGTCGCTGCGTCGGCTAAGGATGCGAGCCGTCAGTGGGCTTCTGGTGGTACGGTCACGTTTACTGGTGCGTACACGGTTCATAGTTTTACTTCAACTGGTTCATCATCGTTTATTGCTAGTGGTGCTGGTTCTAAAGATCTTGAGTATTTAGTTGTCGCTGGCGGTGGCGGTGGCGGTGTAGCGGTTCAAGGCGGCGGTGGCGGTGGCGGTGCTGGCGGAATGAAAACTGGCACACTTAGTAGCAAAGCCGCAGGTACATACACCGTTACTGTTGGTGTTGGTGGTAATGGTGGGGCGACACCGACATCTGGTGATAACTCTGTTTTTGATTCTGTTACTTCTACTGGTGGCGGGTCTGGCGGTTCCAACTCGTCAGGTGGCGACGGGCGTTCTGGTGGTTCTGGCGGTGGCGGATGCGGTGATTCAACTGGCGGAACAGGAACTTCTGGTCAAGGTAACAATGGTGGAGAGGGTGTTCCGTCTGGTTCTTCTGCTGGTGGTGGCGGAGGTGGTGGTGCTAGTGCTGCAGGTGCAAACTCAGACGCAGCATCACCATACGGTAAAGGTGGAGATGGTTCTGCATCATCTATAACTGGTGCATCTGTTACATACGCTGGTGGTGGTGGAGGTGGACGTTCCAACTTTGCTACAAGTGGTGATGGCGGTTCAGGTGGTGGTGGTAAAGGTGCTACTAACGCTGCTGTTGCTGTTGCTGGCACACCCAATACTGGTGGCGGTGGCGGTGGTGGTTCGTCAGGTGTTGCTCGCCCTGCGGCTGCTGGTGGTTCAGGAATAGTTGTCGTAAGATACTTGTCGTGAAACAACAACACAAAGAAATCGTTTTGTCTTATGCCAGAGTATTCCTTGCTGCTGTCCTTGCTCTTTATCTTGCTGGTGAATCCGATCTAGCAATGCTGTGGCAAGCAGGAGTAGCCGCTGTACTACCCCCACTTATTCGCTGGTTGAACCCGAACGACCCTGCCTACGGACGTACCCGTAAGTAACTGCTACGATGGTTTCTCGTGGCAACAAAGAAACCAACATTCAATTACCCTGTAAAGAAACCTGTAATCCCTGCATCAGTTCAGCGGTGGGGCAACGGGAAAATCCCTCGTGTGCGGTTGAAGAAATGTGCGTGTGGTGCGGTGATGTATCGCCCTGCTGCGAAAATCTGTTCACAGATGGTTCGAGTTGCCGAACAGGATGGTGTGCAACTTAGATCGTTGGGTGGTGGATACCGTGACTATGCCCGTCAGGAGGCGTTGTGGTTTGATCGTATGACACGCAGCCGTGACGAGGCGAAGCAGCCTTTGGTGCGTCGTGTGTGGAACGGCAAGTTGTGGTTCTTGAAGAAAGGCGCGCCTGTTGCTGTGCCTGGAACATCCAATCATGGTTGGGGTTTGTCAGTTGATTTCGACATCTCTGACCCGTTGGTGTATGCGTGGCTGGACAAGCATGGCCCTTCGTATGGGTTCTACATGGAGGCTAAACCTACGAAGGCGGACGGTTCGAAGAACCCGTATTTTGAGCCTTGGCATTGGACGAAGGTTGATCTGCCGTGATGTGGTGGCAGTGGATTATTACGGCTGCGGCTGTGGTTACTGCTGTGGGTGTCTTGTGGAGAAAAGTTGTTCTCCCTGTTTATAAGTTTGCTAAGAAGATGGAACAGCACGTTACGTTTGTCGAATCACAGATGACACCCAACGGCGGGTCATCGTTGCGTGACGCAATCCAACGTATCGAACAACGAGTCAACGTAATAGAAGAACACTTGACCCGCCCACGATAAGGTATCTTTACTCGTCTTATGACGAGACAAGACATTGACACCCTGCTGTACTACCTATCCAAAGTCGTAGTTCCCACCCCCTCCCAAGACGAGTTCTTCAAAGCAGTACACGCCCTGCAAGCCTTGAAAAATAAGGAAAACCAGAAGGCTGCCTGACCCCTTCGGTAAGATTCTGACATGGACTCACACGACGAACCCATGCACCTTGACCCGTATCTTGTGATCTGGGCTGACGCACACTCAGACTCAACAGGGTGGACAGGGAAACGAGAGTTCCATGAAGAAGGCGAATACCTAGTTCACAGCATCGGCTGGCTGATACCAACAAACGATGGCGGTAAAGAAGGTCATGTCACTTTATGCCAGTCGTACACCCCTGATGAAGATGTCGATCATGTGTTGTTCATCCCTCAGGGTATGGTCAGGAAAATTTCCAAAATTTTTTCTGCTGAAAACTTGATCTCTGACACACCCTCTGTATAAAGTACATTCAAACGTACAACAAGAGAGGGGAACCCTATGGGTATTCACCGTTACCGTATCCACAAACCTGAACACGGTGGTCAAGACTGGCTAGATGTTCGGTTCCGAGATGAGAATGGGAACAAGCGTGTGTCGGCTTCAGCCGTTGCAGCAATCTACGGGTTGCATCCGTTTGTGCCGAAAGATAAATACGCAGCCGAACTGTTAGGCGACGTAGCACCATCACCTATCCCGCCGAACCCTGCGATGGAACGAGGCAACAGGCTAGAGCCGTTCGTTATGGAATGGGCAGCCGACAAGATGGGGATACCGTTCACCACACCAGAAGAAATGTTTTGTGCGGACACCGATGGCGGTGCGAAGATGGTCGCCACGTTGGATGGCTTCTATGAGAAGGACGCTGAACGGAAAGTGTTGGAAATCAAAACCACTACCCGTCAGTGGGAAGGTGAGTTGCCTGACTATTGGCGTATCCAAGGAATCCAGCAGGCTATCTGTGCTGACGTAAATGTGATTACTTGGGCAATCTTTGACCCGTCAATGATTCTTCACTTACATGATCAGGTCATAAGTCAGGAAGAAATAGATGAACACATCGCAGCGGTTGAGGCGTGGCTGAACGCTATCGAATTAGGTATCACCCCTGATGGTGTGCGTTGGTCGTATGAAACTATTCAGACGCGCTACTCGCAGCCTGTCGCACAGGTTGTGGATCTTCCTGAAACTACTGCTGATTTATTCAAGAAGTTACGTCATGTGCGTACAGAACTTGCATCATACAAACAGTTAGAAGATGAGTTGAAAGCGGAGATTTGTGACTTGATCGGTAACGCTGATACCGCTACTATCAATGGTGTAACTGTTGCTACATGGAAGGGACAACGAAGGGAAAGCCTTGACATCAAGGCGTTCAAAGCGGCACACCCAGACATCGCACGACAGTTCAGTAAAACAACAACAACAAGAACCTTCCTAATCAAAGGGGAAAAATAATGGAAAAGAAAACAATCGGACTGCAAGATGTCCTCACTAACTATGCAGTACCAGAACCATCAATAGTCGGGAAACTACGCAAATCAGGGATTGACCTTGACTATGTAGGTCACGCAGAAATCACACGCATACTTATCGAGATTGACCCGATGTGGTCATGGGAACCAGCATCGTTCATTGACGGTGTACCAGCAATCCATTTCCATGACGCTCTAGTACCACGCAAAGGGCAAGACCCAATGCCTGTCCGTATGGCTTCTATGTGGGGGACACTTCACCTTCTTGGTGCTAGTCGTGTCGCTGTAGGTTCATGTGAAGCACACAAACCTGATCTTCATAAAGAACTTGTATCAGACTTTCTGCGTAATGCCGCTATGCGTTTTGGTATTGCATTGTCATTATGGTCAAAACAGGAATGGGAAGAAACAACAGAAACACCCGTTGCTTCTAAACCAGTATCAAAGCCTGCACCTAAAACACCATCACAGTTCGAAGAACCAAAAGTACAAACAGAATCAGATGGGACACTCTCATCAGATCAAGTGTCACAGTTCTTCATTGCTTGCGCCACCAAAAAGATTGACCCTAAAAAGGTAGCCAGTCTCGCAGGGGTGCAAGACCTTGACAACATCAAAGCAACCGACCTCGCTCGTCTGCGTGTCGCGTTCAAGGAGTTGCAAAAGAGTAATGGCTAGACCAAAAGAAATACCAGGGGACATTATGCGTATCACCATTACATTGTCTGTAGATACACATAAACAATTACAAAAAAAATCAAACGAACAGAAAAAAAGTATTGCTTCTTTGATTCGAGAATCACTTGGAGAAGAAAGAATTTAACAATGCCAAATAAAAGAACAGTAGACCCGACAGGGGAACAAGCATCATGCCGCATCATCGGCTTGCGTGTAACAGAGAAACAGTTGTTTCAAATCGCACAAATCTGTGAAGCGAAACAAATTAAGCGTTCTCGTTTGTTCCGTGAAATGTTGCAGAACGAATGGGACAAAGTTAATGCAGAAAATGAATGAGGAGTTCTGCCCTGATTGGGAGAACGCCGCACACATGATCGCTTTACTGTTGTTCATGTTCGCTGTGGGTGGGGAGGCTGACGTTGAAGAAATTTCTACAGCGTTGGACTGCCCCCCACACGAGATGGTGAACCGCAGTATCGCGTGGATACTGGAAATTGTTGAAGGGGTGAAACCAAATGATAACTAACTGTCAATGTGGTTGTGGTTGCGGTATCGCTTTGTTTATTTCGGAGCGTGTCGAACCGTACATTTGTTTGGATTGCGCGCCTCATTTCAAAGGGGACAGTAATGACTGAATATGTTATGCAATACCTAGCAGAACCTAACTTTCGGTGGTCTAAAGAATGGGAAGAAACAGCACAGTTACTTGCCAAGATTGAAGCAGAACAGCAGGGTATGGATGTTAAAGAAACAAAATTCATTTACCGTGATGGTGTTCTAGAAACTTTTGGTTATGCAATAGTTGTGGGAGAAATGCGTAATGACTGAGTTGAAACCGTTGAAGCATGGGCGACAGAAGTATTACCGCGATAAGTGCCGCTGTGATAAGTGTGTCCGTAGTTGGGAAAACTTTAATCTGAAACGTAACGCTAAGAAGAAGGAAACTCGTGCGGCTATCAAGGCTAGGAAGTTGGACGCTGCTCCGCTTCTTGCGTTGATGTATGAGCAGGTTGATAAACATTCTTCGCTTGGTCGCAAGATGCGGTATTGGCGGGCGAATGGGGTTGATCCTTATACGGCTGACAAGGTGTGTTGCGAGTTGGGGTATCACCCGTTTGAGGTGTTCGGGGATGCTTGGTGGCGAGGAGCGTTCGATGAATAAAGAAGAAATGCACGACTATTACGGTCAACCAGACGAAGGTGGTTTTATACGCTTGCATAGTTATGACTTACAACAGTTAGTGAGAAACGGTAATGCTTCTTACAACATGCTGTCTGACATCAACAAGTTAGGTAAGGCTTTGATGGAGATGGAGCGTGACCGTGACCGTTGGCGTACTGTCGCCAAGATGATGATTGCACAAGTAGACCCTGAAAGCCCTGCGTGGGCTGAGTATTGGAAGGTACAACGTGGAGAACAATAAAGAAGAAAAGAAAAAAGAGAAGTCTGTTGCCGACATTTTCGGTGAGGTTGTGGATTATGTGAATGATCCGAACAATAAGGATGTTTCTGATTACTACAATCGGAAAGGTAGCGGGGGGTTTACAGGTGACTGATGACATTGTGACCCGACTACGGGAAGGTAAAAGTATTTTTTTGTTTGACATCATGTACGAAGCCGCTGATGAGATTGAACGCCTACGGGCAGACCGTGACAGGTGGGCGAAGTGGGGAGAACATGTTTTCCTTTGTCCCAATAAAGGAATAAATCCATGTCGTGATTGTGTAAGTCCTGCAACTGCTGACGCTATGACTCGTGTTGATAGAGGTGGTAGGTGGTATGACTGAGTGTGTGAACTGTCACAACATGAACTACACCTATCGCGGGTACTGCAACCAATGTGCATGGGAACAAATGCACCATTGGAAAACCATTGCCGACTCACTCGCTGGGATTATCAGAGCCGCTTCACGGAACGTCGTTTTTGTAAAGTATGAGAATGACCGACAACAAAAAGTCCGACGATCCAAACGAACCAATAATGATTGAGTTCCCACGTTACGAGTACGCCGTAGGTGAACGTGACCGTTACCGTTCCATGTGTCACCGCCTTGCCTATGCGATCCAGTTGATACATGAAAACATTGAGGACGGTATGCCGAAACAAGCAATGCTTTTATCTCACGCCATGTTGGAGGACTACAAAGATTTTTTGTTGGATAGACAGGTTGTGGGTGATGAGTAAATCAAAACAGAAAGGCACAAAGGCGGAGAACAATGTGGTGGCGTATCTTAAAGAGTTCTTTCCTTACGTTGAACGTCGCGCTTTGGCTGGCATTAACGATAAAGGTGACGTTGCGGGTATTCCAGGCGTTGTGATTGAGGTCAAAGACCACGCCAAGATCACGTTGTCGGAGTGGTTGAAAGAGTTGGAGCAGGAGATTGCGAACGCTGACGCTTCGACGGGTGCTGTGGTTGCGAAGAAACGTGGCACGTTGGATGTGGGTGACTGGTATGCGGTTATGCCTGTGTCTGTGTGGGTTGCCTTACTTAAGGAAGCAGGGTACTGATGCAGATTGTGGTGACGTTGAACGAGTATGAGATGTTGCAGGCGGCTGTTGGTGGATGCCAACGTAGGATCTCGTCAATGTTCAAGGGGAGACCACAGTTTTATGGTGCTGGTGAACGGAAGAATTATTGGGAGATTGATGTGATGGGTGCTATCGCTGAGTATGCGGTGGCTAAAGCGTTTGATTTGTGGTGGCAGCCGACTACTAATCAGAAGTTGTCTGAGTTGCGTGGCGATGTGGGTGACTGGCAGATTAGGTCTACGTCGCACATGGACGGTCATTTGTTTTTACATCCGAACGATAAGGATGCGAACTTTATTTTGGCTATCGTGAAGGATAATAAGGTGTTGCTTGCTGGTTGGATCAGTAAGCAGAAGGGTATTGAGGTGTCTGAGTTGTCGAGGTTTGATACTTATTGGGTGAAGCAGGAGTATTTGTGGTCTATGGCTGATGCTCCTGTTGCGGTGGTGTGGGGTGATGATGTGAAGCCTCGGTCTGCTAAACTTTCCTAATCCGTTTTACATTTAGAAGGAGTCGAATGAACCCTGCCTAGTCCCCTGCTGTCTTACGAAAGGACAACCATGCGAAAACGCATCCTTGCCCCCATAATCCTGACCCTAACCATCGCTACCACAAGCCCCGCATACGCCTCTCAGAAGCCCTCAGAGACGTTCAAATGCCCGAAGGCTATCGCAGTAGCCCGAACCGTAGGCTGGCAGACACGCCACCTACAACAACTAGACCACATCATCTACCGAGAAACAGGTAGAACCTGCAACCCCGCCGTAATCGGCTGGAACTATCAGAAAGGGAAAACCCACCACGACTGCCGAGGCAAACGCCATTGGTGGAGATACCGAGAGTGTCCATACATTCGCTCCGCAGACTTCGGACTGACCCAAATCAACGATAAAACTTGGCTGGGTTACCTGAAGCAACGCAAAATAATCAAACACGAGAAACAACTTTTCCACCCATCAACTAACCTGAAAGCAGCGAAAGCCCTATACGACTACGCAGTAGCACGAGGGGAAGATGGATGGATAGCGTGGGCTACAAACAAACCGAACGGTTCTGGAAACGGGTCACAATAGGCGACCCTCAAGACTGTTGGGAATGGACAGGCTCACGCAGATCAGACGGATACGGACAGACATACATGGAAGGGAAACATAGAGCCACCCACCGCGTATCGTTCTTCTTATACAACCGATACTTTCCCCCTGTCGTAAGACACAAATGCGACAACCCGATCTGTGTGAACCCACACCACCTCGAAGGCGGAACACAAACAGACAACATGCAGGACGTAGTAGAACGAGGCAGACATTTCTACGCAAACAAAACCCACTGCCCTTGGGGGCATGAATACACAGAAGAAAACACTTACTACCGCAAGAAAGAAGGTGGGCGTGAGTGCCGTACTTGCCGTAAGGAGAGACCAAACCGTGAAGGGTAGACAGATCTGGGAATGTGACCGATGCAAAGTACGGGTTGTCCTGTACATTCCACCAGTCACAGCCCCAACACATCGTTGCCAAAAGGCTGCGAACCAACCAAAAGAATTATCACGAAAGGGATAAGTCAATGAACACAATAGTTATTCACGGAAACGTGGGACAAGAACCAGAAATGCGGTACACCGCAAACCAGAAAGCAGTCATCACATTCTCAGTAGGTGACACCTACGGTAAAGATGACAAGAAGAAAACCACATGGCATAACGTGACAGCGTTCGGCACATTGGCAGAGAACATCGCTAACAGTATCCGCAAAGGCGACACCGTTGTAGTAGTTGGACGTTTAGAACAGGACGAGTTCACCAACAAAGAAGGTAAGAAGGTGAAGTCCACGAAGTTGATTGCCGATGAAGTGGGGTACAGCCTGCGTTGGAAGTCTGTTGTTGCGGATCAAACAGCGAAGGTTATGTCGTCTGTTGGTCAAGTGTTTCAGGGAATGGACGACGATTTCTAATGTCTGACCTAAGTCAGATGGACTTCGATACATGGATAGAGATAGGGATAATGCGCGGGTTTGTCGGCGCGCCTATCTGCTACACCCATGACGGGCTACCCATGTCTGCCGACGAAGATGAAGCGTTCGATCAAGGCGACGACCCTTGTATGCACATACTGAGATTGTATGGGGACGCTGAACATAAAGAAGAAATAGAGGAGAACCATTCTCCTTCTGTGTGGCGCAACCCATACAGCAAAAATGCTTGAGGCTGGATACAAAGGTATCTGTTCTCATTGTGGGACTGTGGCACGGGCATTGACTGTCTGGAATAAACGGGACACGGCTGACTGTCCTTGCCTGTGTCACATACCACCACCAGAACCAGAGAAGAAACGTAGAAGGGCTGTCAAAAGGTGACAGAAGATTGGAAGAAGCAGGCGAACTGTCGGGGTATGGACATAAAGATTTTCTTCCCCGATCATAATGACGTTCATGTGAACTCACGGTTTGTGTGGACGTTAGCGAAACAAATCTGTGAAGGGTGTGTCGTAAGACAGGAATGTTTGGAGTATCAACTACCGTTTGAGGAAGCGTCATGCAGGCGGGACGGTATGTGGGGTGGGCTGACACCGACTGAACGTAGAGCGTATGTCTACAACAATAAGTGACACCCGCACTACGACCAACGGAAGGGGATACGTCGGGAGTACGGGTGTCAGGCTGTGATTGTATCAGGCTAAGTGGATAAACGTACTGTTCGCCACCTATCTTGCCAGTCGGCAGACGTTGATCGTACTGCCTGTATTGCTTGCTGTTCTGTGCGAAACACACACGCTTTCTCTGCGGTCTTTGTCCACCGCCACACGCTCTTGTAGTTCCATTGGAAGTACGCGAGAGGGAACCCATGTGCTGTGGTCTTGACCACTATCCATGCTTCGGTGCGTTTCGGTTTCCACCATGTCACTTGGGTCGCATAAGTGGTAGTGCTGACATAAGACAGATCATTACAGCGATAGCGTTCGGTATGAACTGCTCGGTGATTAGTGCTGTGACCAACATGGCTACCGTGCAGATCGCAAAGTAAACGCGGTTCGCTCGGCGTTTCCGTTGGTCATAGTTCGCCCATAGCCTGCGTCCCTGCATCTCTCTGCGTTCTGCGACAGTCCATTCTCTGCTTCGTTCTGTGCCACATGGTTCACAGAAGAACTCTCCGTCTATCTCGTCAAGGTATCCGTGAGTGGCGTGGTCGTCGCCACAGTCGTAGCATGTCGCTCCTCGTAGTGACGGGTGGTTAGTCGATACTGGTTTCATTACGTTCTCCTTCTGCGATTACTTCCCATTCATCTGTTGTGAAACCGACACCAAACTGTTGCGCTTCGCTCTGCTCCAGCCAGTAGAAGATGAAATGATCGAACGGTAGGTCACCTTCGTCGTATGTCATCGGGTCGTACCCTTCGGGGAATACCCCTAGAACTACGTCTAGTGTTTCGTTGTCGTCTAGGTAGCGGATTGTTGCTTCGATTGTTGTGACCGTGTCGCTCATTGTTCTTCCCCTGTCTTTACTTCCCATAATGCCATGTCTAATACTTCATACCCTGATGATGTCATCGCTTCGTCTAATCCTTTGCGCCATTCCCAACTTGTCATAACGCTTTCGATCTGTTCGTCAGACAGTGCTTGCCCTTCTTCTTCTCCGTACTTATCTTTCCATCGGTAGATAATGTCATCTTTCATAAATACTGTCCCTGCCCAATGGAACTTGGTGCGTAACTTGTGCAGTACGTCTAGTGCTTCTTCTTCTGTGATGTTGTCAATGTCCATTAGAACATCTCCCTTTCTTTCTTGCTGTCATAAGACAGGCTCATAATCTGTACGTCGTTATGGTCTGCTTCGTGGTGAAGCATTGTTACCACGATGTCCTCTGCTTCTTGTTGGTTGTCGCACTCTATTGAGAATGTGACTGTTGCTGTGACTGTGTATGTACCCATTGTTGTTACCCCTCTGTTATTAGGATCATGTTCTCTACTTGACCCCACTTGTTTCCCTCTGAGTGTTCTAAGAAAGTTTCATAATCATCGTTGTCCCAATAATGTGCTTCCCACTTATGCCCTGTTGTTATGTTCAGTAAATAACCTTCTGTTTCTCTGAACGCCCAACATGTATCTTTTTCTATTCTCATTGTTGTTACCCTTCTTTCTCAATCTCGTATGGTTTATCCCAATCATCTGACCCGTCAAGATCAAACTCTTTTAGTTGGTCTTGGTTGTATGAATAGTAGATAGCCTCTGCTTCTTCTTGTGTTTCTGCTTCGATACTGTATTGGTGATGTACCGTTTCGGTCACACTGAAAATGTATGTAGCCATTGTCATACCCTTTCTTTTGCATAGATAGACAAAACATCTATCTCGTTGTCCCCATCGGGGAACCCTGCGCCTAAGTGTTCGTAGTCGTATTCCCAAATGTCGTCGTATTGCGCTATCTCTTTTGCTTCTTGTTCTGTTTCTGCTTCTATTGTGAACTCGTAATCCATAAAACGTGGATACATTCTCACCCTTACTGTGTATGTTGCCATTGTTACTGCCCCTTGCTGATGTTTAGTTTGACACCACTTGTAGTGTCGATGTATCCGTCCACTACTGGGTAGGCGGTTGCTTTTAGTTCGTCACCTACATACTGGAAGATGTTGATGTCGTAGACTTCGCCGTCTATGTCGTGTGCCTGCCACTAATCTCCGTCAT